TACAGCGTGGCTCTGTGGTTTTGATGACTAAGAGATTGTAAATGCCCAGAAAAAAATATCCAACAAAAAAGCCCGCGGGGCATGCGGGCTGCTCACCCAGAAAGGGGTTAAACATGAGCAATACCAGTATATCAGTCTTTACCAATTCAGAATTTGGAAAATTGAGAGCTGTCCCAATCGATGGCGAGCCGTGGTTTGTGGCGTCAGATGTTGCCAAGGCGCTAGGGTATCGTATGGCATCCGATATGACGCGTCGGCTCGAAGATTACGAAAAGGGTACGCACTCAACGCGTACCCCTGGAGGAAGTCAGACAGTATCAGTCATATCCGAAGCAGGGTTATATAGCGCAATAATCGGCTCGAAGATTGAGAGCGCGAAGCGCTTTAAGCGCTGGGTTACGCACGAAGTTCTCCCTGCAATTCGCAAAAACGGCGGCTATATGATTGTACGCGATGACGATACACCGTTAGAGCTTGTATCACGCGCGTTGCTTATTGCCAAAGACGCACTAGACCGCAAAGATGCCCGTATAGCTGAGCTTGAGCCAAAAGCCCGCTTCGCCGATGCCGTGGCCGCCTCAGATGGTACCTGTCTTGTCGGAGAGCTTGCCAAGATGTTACGGCAAGAGGGCGTTGAAATCGGACAAAACCGCCTATTTGAGTGGCTCCGCAAAGGCGGATACCTTGGCAATTCCGGCAGCAATCGCAATGTGCCAACGCAAAGAGCAATGGAGCAGGGTCTTTTCCGCATCAAAGAGACGGTGATTACACATGCTGACGGTCATACGTCGATCAATCGCACTCCAAAAATCACCGGAAAAGGCCAGACATATTTCATTCGCTGCTTTTTGAGCGACGAAGAGCATGCGCAAGCCTACTAATGCAGATGTTATATCAGTCGCCGAAGCCGCCGCGCTCTTAGGCATGTCGGAGCGCTCAATCGCTCGCGCGTGCCAGCGGGGCGAGTTAATCGGTATCAAGGTCGGCAGAAGATGGCTGATAAACCGCACAAGACTATATAGCGGCCTTGGATTTGAGACCGCAAAAAAGGGAGAAGAAGATGTTGAGCAAAGCTCAGAGTGTCCTTGCGAAGAATAAGGACGCTCTTATTTTTATGGCAATGATTGTGATGGCTATGGTAATCGCCGCGATTGTCGAAGACACAGACGCATTCGACTTTCTGTTTATCCCGGCTATGTCGATACTCATTGCGTTTGCGCTGCTAGAGCTGGCGTTTCTATGGCACTCGCTCCAATGTGCCCGCAAGGAGGAGCGCTATGGCAGGCGTTGAGTTCACTGTTCCGTTTGCCCACGGATTACAGCGAGCACGTACTGGCAACGGTCGTTTTTATGACACAACTCGAAACAAGATGGATAAGCTGGAGATACAAGCGGCATTTAAGAGCGCGCTTGTGTGCCAAAGGTGCCGGTTTTTCGCGGCAAAGGGTACGCCGGTCAGACTCAAGATTGAAGTATATACGCCTCTTGCGCAGAGCACGCCTAAGGACACAGTGTCAATGCCGCACGTCAAAAAACCCGACCTCGACAACGTTGTGAAACTCGTGCTAGACGCCTTAAACGGCGTGGCATGGGACGATGACCAGCAAGTTAATTGTATTTTTGCCAAAAAATTAGACCGTACACAGCGCAGGGAGCAATTTACACGTATATACCTTGCAACAGACGAGGTGGAAAGGAGTTAGATATGGCCAAGAAAGAGAAAGAGACCGTCGAGGAGGTACAGGCTGAGAAAGTACAGCCGCCAGCGGTACTTACAGAGGCGGATAAGTGGCTATCAGCCACGACAGCCAAGGCGGACGAGATTGCCACGCAGTACAAGCCGCATGAAATCACCACAGCGCAGGGATACAAGGATGCCAAGCAAGCGCGGGCATTTTTACGCAAGGAAATAGCCGCTATTGAGGCTGAACGCAAAGACCAGACGCGCGAGATTGAGAACACCCTCGCACGCTTTAAGAGCGGCGCAAAGGCCGCTATAGCTCGTCTTTTGGAGCTTGACGAAAGCTATAAAGACAATCTCGATGCGTGGGACGAGCGCTGTATTGCTGAGCGTAAATGCACACTCGCTGAAGAGTACGCCAGCTATGCGCCAGACCTTGCAGAGCCGCTTGAAGGGCAGACAGAGCCGCTAGTGCCATTTTCGCGCCTCGATGCTAAGTATTCCGCTGATGGCAAGTGGTACAACCGTTCTACCAGCGAGAAAGCAGCGATTGCGGATATGCAAAAGCGAGTAGAAAAGATTGCTGCGGATGATCACACGATAGACCAGCTCGACATGACCGACGCAGAGCGCACCGAGCTAAAGGCGGAGTACTTCGCCACGCTTGATTTTGCACAGTCAATGAGCGCCGCTACTCAGCGCCGCGAGGCTCGTAAGCGTGCGGAAGCGCTTGAGCAAGAGCGCTTAGCTCGTCAGGCATGGGAACAGGAACAGGCAGCGCAGCAGCAAGCCGCAGAGCTGGAGGCAGTGGAAACTGCACTGGAGCCGATGCCACAGACAGTGGCACAGCCCACACCGGTCGAGCAAGCGGTACCGGAGCCGGTAGCAGCACCGGCGGAGATTGCATCAATCTTTGTGCTTGAGGTCGAAGTTACGCCGACGCAAAAGCAAGCGCTTATCAGCTATCTCAAGGCGCAGGGAATCCACGGACGAATCAAAAGGAGCTAAGCAATGGAGCAAATTGTAAAATCGAGCGCGCAGCAGGGTGCAGCCGCTGTTCGCGCGCAAGTCAATCAAATTCAGTATCTTATGCAAGATGTATTACAGCAAGGTACGCACTATGACACGATTAAGGGCTGCGGCACTAAGCCGGTACTTTTGCAGCCGGGGGCGGAGAAGATTGCCTATATGTTTAAGCTTGTCCCAAGCTACGAGGTAAGCCGTACAGAGCTTGAGGGGGGTCATCGAGAGTATGACATCACCTGTACGCTTACCGACAAGGACGGGCAGGCGGTAGGCGTAGGCATTGGGCTTTGCTCCACGCTTGAGAAAAAATACCGCTACCGCAAGGATTGGCACACCGGCCAGCAGGTCGAGAACCCCGATATAGCAGACGTATATAACACCGTGCTCAAAATGGCCAAGAAGCGCGCTTTTGTCGATGCCGTGCGCTCCACGACAGCGGCCAGCGACATTTTTACGCAAGACGTGGACGAGGAGAGCATGCAGCCGCAGCCCGTACAGCCGGCGGCCGATCTCAGCGAGCTGAGACGGCTCTATAAGCCGTGGTGCGAGGCAATTGGATACGACGCAGCTGGTGGCATGCAGACGCTACTCAGCATTACCGGGGCGGCAAGCATGGAGACCATGAGCACTGACCAGGTGGCTGCGGCATTATCAGCGATGCAGCAGGATATCGATGATGCCGAGCAGCAGACAGAGGCCGCGCCCGATGCAGACGCGGAAGCGCAAGTGATATATGAGGAGGAGTTTTGATGGGGACAAAAGGCTACAAGGCATTCAACTCAGATATGACCTGCCGTGGCTTCCAATACGAGGTCGGCAAGACCTACACTCACGACGGGGAGCTTAAGATGTGTAAGCGCGGCTTCCACTTCTGTAAGAGGCTCACGGACTGCTTCAGGTACTACGACTTCCACACGGAAGGCGGCGGGCACCCGCGCATCTGCGAGGTCGAGGCGCTTGGGAAGGTGCTTGACGGGGATGATGGGAAATTAGTGACAGACAGGATACGCATCGTCCGCGAGCTTTCATGGGGAGAGGTCTTGGAAGCGGCCAATTCCGGCAGGGACAATACGGGACGTGACAACTCAGGCAACCGCAACTCTGGCGACCGCAACTCTGGCGACTGGAACTCAGGCAACTGGAACTCAGGCAACTGGAACTCTGGCGACTGGAACTCAGGCAACCGCAACTCTGGCGACTGGAACTCAGGCAACCGCAACTCAGGCAACTGGAACTCTGGCGACTGGAACTCTGGCGACTGGAACTCAGGCAACCGCAACTCAGGCAACCGCAACTCTGGCAACTGGAACATGACCGACTTCTCCTCCGGGGTGCTCTGCACCGAGGAGCCGGAGTGCCTCATCTTCGACAGGCCGTCGGGCATGACGCTGCGCCAGTGGCGCCAGACGGATGCCGCCCGACTCATGAATAGCGTTGAGTTAAAGACTACTGAGTGGGTTTCTGAGTCTCGCATGAGCGAGAAGGAAAAGGAAGCTCATCCGGAAAGCGAAATCCTAGGAGGATACCTCAAGGAATATGCCGAGCCGCACTACGCCTTCCAAGAATGGTGGGACAGGCTCGATGATGAAGAGAAGGGGATCATTAAGGCCATCCCTAATTTTGACGCTGAAAAATGGTTCAAGATCACTGGCATAGACGTGAGAGGGTGCGGCAATGAGTAGCACCACACCTGAGGAGCGCCATGAGGTGGCAGAGAGACTGCGCAACCTTACTCCCAGTAAGCATGTGCACCCCGATTACACACCGTGGTATACAGACATTTGCGGCGCTATAGGCGGTGAAAAAGATTCCTGGCTTGGCATTTCGGCTCTTGCTGAGCGCCTAGCCAACCTCATAGACCCTACATGTCATGACTTCGGCGGCGAAGAGGGCACTAATGGCGAGGGCTACGACTTTGCATGCTCTATCTGTGGCTGGTGCGGAGATGTGACTGAGACTAAGTACTGCCCCAACTGCGGCGCAAGGGTGGTGATTGAGGATGAGTGACCAAATGCTTACCAAAGTCATTGACGAGCTATCAAAGCGACTCGGCACAGCCTACGACATCACGGCATCAGCCATCGAGCAGTATACACAGCTGAGAGCCATGCAATCGATTTATACAGTAGCTGTATTTGGCGTCATTTTAGCAGCTTTTGTCGTAGCTCTTATATTGCTCGCTCACTTATATAAGCGATGCAGCCGACCACAGCGGGAGTGTCTTGCGGTAGCAATAGCGTTTTCCGTGGTAGCTGTAATCTTCCTTTTTGTGCCGCTCTTGATTTCTGTAAACAGCACCCTCGGCTGGTGCTTACATCCGCAAGGCATGCTTGTACAAGAGATCATACAGGCGGTGAGATGATGACTTTACCACCAGCCATAGACGTGGCCTGCGGGGCACGGAGCTTTTACTTTGACAAAACAGACGAGCGCGTACTTAAGTGTGACGCGCATCCGAGACATCCGGTACTACTCAATGGCCGCACACTTGACGTTAGTCCCGATATGGTAGCCGACTTCCGGGAGTTACCTTTCCCGGACGAAAGTTTTAGCCTCATCATCTTTGACCCGCCGCATCTTATCGGTAAGCGCGGCTGGAGAAGTGATTATTACGGCAGCCTGGATAGCCACACATGGCGCGAGGACTTGGCCAAAGGCTTTCGCGAGTGCCTGCGCGTACTCAAGCCCTGCGGCGTCCTTGTCTTTAAGTGGTGCGAGTGTGATATCCCGCTTAAGGATGTACTGGTGCTTTGTCCGGCAAAACCGATTATCGGTAATCGCCGCCCTAAAGCGTCTAAGACTCATTGGGTGTTGTTTATGAGGGAGGAGGATTAGTGGATTACATCAGCATTTTTAGCGGCATAGAGTCCGTATCGTGTGCCTGGGAGCCTTTAGGATTCCAGGCACTTGTATTTAGTGAAATCGATAAGTACGCATCTGCGGTACTCGCCGCTCATTACCCGCATATTCCCAATCTCGGAGACATTACCAAGATTGATTGGAGTAGCTATCATGGCAAAGCCGATATCGTCGTCGGAGGAAGCCCTTGTCAGTCCTTTAGCATTGCAGGAAAGCGAGAAGGACTTCATGGGGCGTCAGGACTCATGTATGAGTACATCAGAGCTGTACAAGAGGTTCGCCCTCGATGGCTGCTCTGGGAGAACGTCCCGGGCGTCCTCTCGTCCGGCGGTGGGGAAGATTACAGATGTTTGCTCAAGGAGTTGGGCGACCTCGGGTATTCTCTCGCATGGCGTGTTCTGGATGCGCAATTTTTCGGAATACCACAGCGCCGCCGCAGAGTCTTTCTTGTCGGATATCTTGGAGCCGACGCACGCCGTCCCGCAGAAGTACTTTTTGAGCGCGAAAGCCTGCTCAGGGATACTGCGCCGGTGCGCCAAAGCAGGCAAGATGCCACCGGAACCAATGATACAAGCGCTCAAATCGCAGATACATACACGCTAAAAGTAAGACAAGGTACCGGCAATGGCGGCAAAGGAGCTCTTGTGCATAAAGATATACTCTCGACGCTCAATGCGTCGTATAAGCCTGTACTCTTTTGTCGCGCTGGAAACCATGCTAAAGCTGGATGTCATAAGGACATAGCGCCGACACTAAGCGCTCATGCTGCTAAAGAGCCGCCACTTATATCACTCACGCCGCCACGCCATCTGACACCGCTTGAGTGCGAGCGCCTGCAAGGCTTTCCTGATGGCTGGACGGCCGTCAAAAATTCAGACGGCAGCCCGATAAGCGACACACAGCGCTACAAGATGCTTGGTAATGCCATGGCGGTGCCGGTCATGAAGTGGATCGGTGAGCGCATTAAGGCTCAAGAGACATATACGCCAGAGCAAGCCGCTCTACCGGCAGAGGACTATATCGACAATCAAACACTTGCACTAACGACGTAAAGGAAGAAGAAGGAGAAGCGATGAAAGAGGGCGAATACATCGTTGGTACCGACGGCAACAGCGGGCATTGGCTCACTGACGAACCAATCGTGAGATGTCGAGATTGCAGCCACCAGCATTACAATCCGATTTGTGGCTACATCTGCGACGGCTTTGGCTTCGTAATCCCAGAGGATAATTTAGACGGCTTCTGCGCATGGGGCGAGAGGAGCGATGATCATGATTGAAATTAAGCCACAGCATGAGGTTATAGCCCGCAAGCCACACCACTGTTCGTGGTGTGACAAGGAGATACATCCAGGCGAGAAATACATAACCTCTACGCTCAAGGTTGATTATGTTTACGAGTGGCGCGAGTGTAGCAGGTGCAAGCCTTACGTAGACGAGATGTTTGATGACGAGGTGTGGGGAGATTACGACCCTGAATACGGCATAGATCAGCAGACATTTTGGGATTTCATGGCCGAAAAGCACTATGACGTATGGCGTAAGTGGCAACTCGCGGACGAGACAGAGCGAGCAGCGAAAGCGGCAAAAAATGCAGACAAAACCAATCGTTAAGGTGCAAGTAAAAGAGGAGAACAAATGAGCATTAACAGGGTAAATATTTCGGGCAACCTTACACGTGATGCCGAGCTGAGAGCATCGGCAGCAGGCACGCCGATACTATCGCTAGGCGTCGCGGTCAATGATCGCCGAAAAAACCCATCCACAGGCGAGTGGGAGGACGTGCCCAATTTTATCGACTGCGTATTGTTTGGCAATCGCGCGACAGCTCTGGCACCATATCTTAGCAAGGGTTCCAAGGTCGCCATTGAGGGCAAACTTCGTTATAGCACTTGGGAGACACAAGAAGGACAGAAGCGCTCTAAAATCGAGGTTATCATCGACGAAATTGAGTTGATGGGGGCACGGCAGAGCCAGCAGGCACAGCAGGCGCCAGTTGCAGCCGTGCCGCCTAAGGCAGCCGCCCCGGCATATCCCGGAGGCATCGCGCCAGCCGTTGTGAGGGCTGCAAAGCCTGCACCGAAAGCGGCACCGGCAGACGTTTACGACGAGGATATACCGTTCTAAACTTTCTTTAGATTCTCGTTAACGTGCAGCCATTTTTCACTAATTTTCACAAAAGCCCAGTTGAGCAAAAATACCCTACTGGTTACTACCAGTTCGTTTTTGCAGTTGAGTTATGTTTTTTTTGTGTGTTACAGTCACTCAGGTACATTAGCGTCGCTCGCGTCACTTACGGACAGAGTTCAAAAGTTTAACTAAATATAATCAGACTTAAGGATTTATTCCGAAGCGCTCAGCGCAGCGGGGAGACCGATAGGACAATCTCCCTGCTGCGCGCCCAGACATATTAAGATTGCCGGTTCGCTCCGGATGGGCAACTTTCAACCGTTTTTTAAGTACCGAAATTTCTGAAATGTTGAAAACTTCTGATTACTTGTAAACAAATGTTGAAAACTCATCATACATGCTGGTAAAATGGTTGCATTAGTTAAAAACATGATTGTTGAAAACTCACAATAGTTAACAAGGAGGCTTTATGCCTATGGATTCGCTTTTTGATTTTAAGGACTTGCTATGAGTTACGCACGGGATTACTTCGAGCAAGCGCGAGAAGCAGTACGTGAGCTGCAAAGCATACGCTTAAAGCTTGAGGGCTTGCAGTATCAGACAGACATAAGCGGAATCGATTACTCAAAGCCTACGATATCCCACGGCACTGCACAGAGCGGTATGCCTGCTGTTGATCAAGCAGTTGATGCAGAAAGTCGGTACATTGAGCGCATGGGCGAGCTCGTGGAAATCATCAACGCCGCTTACGACATCATCTACGGTCGAGACCGCAAAAGCGGCCTTTTGGCACTTGCGGGCTACGAGTGCACAGACGCGCTGGAGCTTCGCTACCTTAAGGCCATGAGCTGGCAAGAGGTATCAAAGAACATGCATTACAGTGTTCGTGCATGTCAGAGGTTCGCAGATACAGCGCTCGATATGTGCGAGGCATACGGGTTGGCAAAAGTTAGAGACGGTAAAGGAGTGGCTACGCTATGACAGAATTACCGGAGTGTATGCACTTGTCCTTTACGACAGAGTACATAGAGGGGCTACCGGCGCCAAGCACTTATTACACGCTGAGTAATGCAGTCGGCACGATCTCGGTACGAGTGCAGCGCTCAGGGCTTGCCGATGTGGTAGACGACCTGCGCTGTATGTGTGTATGGCTCAAGGATAATGAGGAGGAATTGGGATGATTAACGCCGTGTTATCAATGGTGATTCTTTTTGGGATGACGATAAATTTTTGGATTGATTCGCGCTTGAATAAGCGGCTTACGGATGCCTATGACAAGTACAGCGATTTATGCAATGAGTACGAAAGCATATCAACATCACTTGATTTATTTGAGCGCAAGTTTGAGGCCAAGATTCTTGATGACAACGCCGAGTGGATTATTAACCATGTGTCTAGCTGGGGAGACCGCGACAAAATAGGCTATGAAGCTCTACCGGTGATAGATGCTCTTGCTGATGCTCGTAAAGCTCTCAAAAGAGCTCATGAGTATTCCTTGACTGATAGAGACATTGTTTTAGTCAATCGTGAAATATACAGGCAGTACAAGCGTTTGCTTAAGGAGTACTAATCCTGTCATACTTTGTCACATTTTGGCACACTTTGTCACGCCAATATGTGCTAGTGTGTTAGCGTGGTTGTTCTATCGAGAGTAACGCAAGCCCTTACGGAAGTGAGGGCTTTTGTTTTAGGTATGGGGTATGGCTGGCACAAGCACGGAGGTATTGGCGTATGGCAAAGAGCAATGTACGCAGAGCTAACAGCAGCCGCCGCAATGCCGTACGCTCTCGTGTTCGTGCTCGTGATACTCACTGTTGGATATGTGGACTCCCAATAGACTATAGCCTACCTGCTCGGGATGCCCAGGCATACGAGGCGGACGAGCTTATACCAGTCTCTCTTGGTGGTTCACCGTATGACACTGCTAACATTTCCGCAGCTCATAGGTGTTGCAACAACTGGCGGAGAGCGCGGAGTGTTGAGTATGTTCGCGCTGTTCAGTCACAACTCGCAAAGCTTAAAGCTCAATGGTTTAATCCTCAACAATTCGTGAGAGCTGCACAAGCTCTTGAGCTGCATAAACGTGATTTTGTACAATTCGAGCCACCAACCACTACCACCGATTGGTAACGTTTCCGCAGGTAGATAGGGGGGTCTTTTATAAACGACCTGGCCGCCATCCTTCCGCACCAGGGCTAATATCCCCCCGAGGTAGTTTTTACAAAACAGCAGTTAGAATACATCGTCTGAAAGGCTTCGTGTGAAGATTTCTGACATCATCCCGTATGAGCGTAATGCACGGCATAACAAGAAGGCAATTCCGGCTGTTGCAGACTCTATTCGGGAGTTTGGTTTACGTGGTCAAATTGTCCTGGAAAGCCGAGAAAACCCGATTATTGTCACGGGTCATACGCGTGTCGCGGCGTGTAAATCGCTCGGCTGGACGGAGATACCGGACGAGAATATCGCGTACTGTGACGGTCTTACTGAGGATCAGATCAAGGCATATCGTATCGCGGACAACAAAACGGGAGAAATCTCGACGTGGAACATTTCCATGCTTAAAAGCGAGGTTAAAAGCATTGGCAAGCTGGATATGTCAAAGTTCGGCTGTGACTTCAAAAGCAAAAACCTCACGTATGGCGCGGAGCGTCTAAAAACAGACAAAGGCTATAACCTCGATATTGTCAATCGTTACGATTGCGGGATATCTGGCATGCCGGAACTTCCTGCAATCGATTGTAAACCTGATGACTTCATGGGGTTTAATTATGCAAAGTCAACATCGGCTGAGGAGAAGAAAGGGAAAGCATGTCATTTCTTCTTAGACGATTATCAATTTGAGCGTCTGTGGAATAGTCCACGCGAGTATATCGACCTCTTAAAACAGTTTGATTATGTCATCGCTCCTGATTTCTCACTGTATATGGATATGCCATATCCCATGCAGGTGTGGAATCGCTATCGATCACAAGCGCTAGCGTACTTTTGGTTAACGCAAGGCATTAAGGTAATTCCTCTGCTTACGTGGTCAGACAGGACGAGTTATAAGTTCACCTTTGAAGGCGTTCCGAAAGGTTCGACTGTTGCCACCTCAACGGTTGGTATCAAAGGTGATAAAGACGCACTCAAGGCGTTTAAGAGTGGTCTTAAAGCTGCAATTAAAGCAGTACAGCCAACACGGTTGTTACTTTACGGCGGCACGATTGATTTTGACTTTGGCGATATCGAAGTTGTGGAATACAAGAATCATGTAACAGAAAGGCTTGCACATGGGCGGTAGAGGAAGTTGGTCTAAAACGGCAAAAACGGAGGGTTTGATGATCCCCGATAACCATAAGCCGCAAGCGCCGTCTGAAAAATTACTTGCAGCAGCATTCCAAACCATATCAGGCAATAAAGTATCGCAACAGGTCACATTTGCAGCGGTGGAAAAGAAAATTACCCAGAACAGCTATGAGACAGGTGTTATTGTCGATCAGTATGGTTTCGTTCTTGCAGCATATAAAGGAACAAGGGGTTCTGTTAACTTTGCCGGTGAAAGCTATAAAGTTAGAGGGAATATAGTTACCCATAACCACCCGAGCGGCTCAGCAGTTTTTTCAGTGGCAGACATTAAAGTTACAGGCTCCCTAGGAGGGGTTGGCATTCGCGCCGCTACTAAGACAAACGGAACCGCTTCACTTGTGAAAGTATCTCAAAGGGCAGATTTTGAGGGACTTGCAGGAGAATATCGCAGGTTTTTAAGTCACGGAAGAAGTGTTAAAGAGGCTCAGGATTGGCTTTCGCAAAATGCGGGTAAATATGGGTTGAAGTTCAAAGTTGAGAAATAGGAGGAGCAATGAAGTCTGATAACGATATTCCAGGAATTGTTGATCTCCCTGAGGGTGCCTATTTTGGTAAGGATGATATCCTTTATGTAAAAGATGGTGAAAAGTTGCCAGATGATCTATATCGGATGCCGAACGGGGATGTTGTTCTGTACGAGGGAAACTTCGAAAACATGATTATAGACGGCTAAGCTGATAGTTGTCTTGGAAAATGCCACTCTACGGAGTGGCTTTTTTATTAGACAAGAAAGGCGACATATGGGCGGACGTGGTGCATCAAGCACATCGGCTAAAGGTGTAGCTTGGGAAGGAAAGCCATTTACAGACAAGCAATTCTGTAGAAGACGCAGCTCGGTCTTTTGTGGATAAAACACTTAAAAACATAAATAAGTAGGTGAAATATGCCGCGTAAAAAAGCTGAACAAAAGGTTGGCTCTTCAAGCCTTGAAATGCCGGAAAGCGTGGCAAACGATTCTTTCAAAGCTGCTAAGTGGCAAGAAATCACACAAGGACGTAAGTTTTCACCGTCTGATATACCAACATTGACGATTTTGATTTACTGGCATCAAATCGCACAGCAGTGTATGGACGATATCGACGAGGTTGGCCAAGTTGCATACCAAAACAAGCTTGGCGACCTCAAAGCCTTACCGCAGATTGACAAGCTTAAACAAGCGAGTGCAGAAATCAGGCAGATAAACAAACAGCTTGGCATCAATGATTCGGTGCAGCCTGAGAAAAAGAAAACAAAACAAGGTAAAACACTGCAATTTGTTATGGATGATCGCGCGAAGAAAGCAAAGCGAGTAAAGAGTGGCTAAACGATATGGTAGGCAAGAGCCGACATTTGAGGTAGTCGGTAAATATGCTTACACTGACGGTGAACAGGCGGCAGCTCTGGCATCTGAGTTCTGGGACGAACCGCTAGAGTGGCAGCAGTATTTCCTTGATGTTATGCTTGCGCGCAATAAACGCGATAAATATGCGTTCAAAACGGTTGGGTTATCTCTTTCCAGGCAAAATGGTAAGTCTTGGAGCGTTCGTGCTCGTTGTTTTTACGGTTTAATTGCCGATGGCGAGAAGATCCTTTACACGTGCCAGCACGGAGACACTGCAGACGGGATGTTTAAGGAGCTTTCCGCGCCATTTGAAGACGAGGAGAACGAGGACTTAAACGACCTCTTAGATACCGTACGCAAAACCAACGGTCAGCAAGCAATTTACCTCAAAAATGGCGGCATGATACGCTTTACAACACGCACAAACAATCTTGCGCGTGGTAAAAGCTACGATGTAGTAATCTATGACGAAGCGCAGGAGTTAACACGAGAGCAGCAAGACGCATCACGCTTTGTTACGTCTGCAAGCAAAAAGCACAATGCACAAACCATTTATCTTGGAACGCCGCCAAATAACAAGGCACCTGCGGATGTTTTTAAGCCGCTGCACGATAGAGTACATGACGGAGATACAAAAAGCACCGCATGGCTTGAATGGGCAGTTGACGAAATCGGTGATCCACATGATATTGAGCGCTGGTATGAGACAAACCCGTCGCTTGGTTATCTCATTGATGAAGATACGATTGCTGCGGAAGCAGATGACGTTACACCTGATGGTTTTGCCCGCGAGCGCCTAGGCTGGTGGTCGAAACAAACAAGACAAAATCCGGCAATTACAGAGTCACTCTGGAAAGCTGCTTACATCAAGTCCATTGGCGATAAGTACAAGTACAAAAAAGCCTTTGGAGTGAAATTCAGCCAAGATGGTTCCCGCTACGCCCTTGTAGGCTGCAAATTATCCCGCAATGGCAAAGCCGCTATTGAGCTTGTGGAAATTGGAGACACCAAGGGTGGCACACGCTCCCTTGCTGAGGCGCTTTCCAAGCGTGCGAAGAACACCAGTGTGTGTGTTGTTGATGGTTTAAGCGGCGCAGAAGCACTTATGACGAACTTTGAGAGCCTAAAAGTACCGCGAGGTTATATCGTAAGACCAAAAACCGGCGAGGTAATCGCAGCAGCCCAAGGATTTTATGACGGACTTAGTGATAAGTCCGTTTTTCATACCTATTCGCGCGCGCTTAACAACTCTGCTCTTGGCTGTGTGCGCCGTTTTATTGGTAACCGTGGCGGGTGGGGTTTTGGATCTATTGATGATACAGACCCAACACCGATAGAAGCGGCAACTTTAGCTCTTTGGGGAGCGAGGACAACGAAGAGAAACCCGAAAAGAAAACAGAGGTTTTTATAAATGCTTAGACCAGATATAAGCGTGCTCCCTCTTGAGTACCAGGAGCGAGCAAAGCGTCTTTTTACCGCATGGAACGCTGTTGAGAGTAGAAACGCCAATCTTAAGTCGTATTACAACATGAAAAACGTCCTTATTGACCTTGGCATAGATGTTTTGCCGCTACGCATCAAACAAAACCTTAATAGTGTTGTGGGTTGGTGTTCAAAAGCAATACATGCTCATGCTATGCGCTCTGTTTTTGACGGATATGTGTTCGCAGGACAGGCTGATGCAGGTCTTGACAAGCTTGTTACGGCCAATCGCTTACGGTCGCTGTATCAGCAAGCATGGACGAGCGCTCTTACTTACGGAATTTCAGCCGTAACCGTTATGCGTGGAAGCACGGGGCAGCCAAAAGCTAAGGTTCGCGTGTTCTCAGCAAATCAATTCTCGGTGCTCTGGGATAACATCGCCGACCGTATCGGCTGCGGTGTAGTACTCTCCGACGTTGATAAAAGCGGTAATCCAACACGGTTTGTTTTTCACTTCCCGGATGTCGTTATCGATATGTTTACCGTCGATGATAGGCGTACATGGAAGTATATCGTTGAGCCGCATGCGCTCGGGCGCCCGCTTATGGATGTATTTGTCAATGAGCCTGACCCTGATCGCCCACTTGGCCATTCCATGATTACGCCTGAGCTTATCTCTATTGTTGATAAGGCAGTTCGCGACCTTTGTAACATGGAGGTCGGTGCGACGCTCTTTACGTATCCGCAGCGTTACATGATTGGCGTATCTGAGGGGATGCTCACCGGTAAGGTCAATGATGAAGACGATGACGGCGAAGAAGACGAGGAAGAGATACGTGGTCTAACACCTGAACAAAAGTTCAAGGCATATTTTGGCGCAATGCTTGCTATCTCGCGCGATGAAAACGGTGATGTTCCGCAGGTTGGACAGTTTGCCGCCGGTAATGCTGAAAACTTTACCAGGGTGTTTGAAAACGATGCACAGAGGTTTAGCGGTGCTACAAACGTACCTCTATCGCAGCTCGGTGTTCTATCGAATACGTATACCTCTTCTGATGCGCTTGGTGCAGCAAATAACCCGCTTATCCTAGAGGTCGAAGCAGCCAACAGGCGTAATTCAGAGACGCTTGAAACCATCGGGCGAATGATTATGGCAGTTGCCGGAAATACCACGTTAGACGCGCTCACAGACGAGCAGAAGGGCGTTCAAGCGTATATGCGCGATCCGTCAATGCCGACGATTTCAGCGCGCGCTGATGCATGGACGAAGCTTGCCGCATCCGACCCATCGATTGCAGGTACTCGCGTCTTTTATGAGGGAGTTGGACTGTCACAGCCCACGATTGACCGCCTTATGGCAGAGAAGCGCAAAAACGGAGCTATTAGTGCACTTAATCGTATAGCCGACGGAATGGGTGTGTAATGATTTCACAGGGTGATTTTGAGCGCTATGATCGTGCGCTTATCACAAACTCAAACCTCGCCATTAAGGCTGTAGGCGAGCTTTTGCAGCAAGTAGAAGGGCAACCAAGAGACGAAGTACATAGCTTTTTGTTCAGCGCGTATCCCGATATTGTAGCTGCATACGGTGAGCGTGCGGCTGCTGTTGCAGTTGAGTTCTATGACGAGCAAAGGGAGCTTGCCCATGTCAAAATTGACTACGACGCAGAGATACCCGATCTAAGCGGATATCTTTACAAGCTGCAAGGTGACGTATCGCGGACAACGAGCCAATATAGCGAGCTAGAAAAGATTGTCGCTACTCTGCAAGGATACGCAAGCCGGAGAACCTATGAATATGCAGATGAAACCATTACGTATAACTCCATGCGTGATAGTGCTCATCCACGCTGGGCACTTGTTCCACATGCTGATGCGTGTGCATGGTGTGTATTCCTTGCATCGCAAGGCTTTGTTTACCGTACAAAAAACACGGTGGCGCGTCACAACCATTGTCGCTGTACTCCAACGCCGGAGTTTGACGGCGGCGGTCTTGAGGGGTACGACCAAGACAAATACTTGGATGCATATAGCAAAGCGCGCGACAGAGCAGTAAAAGACGCGCGCGCAGACTGGGAGAGCATGAGCCAAGAGGAGCGCATGAAGTATACACGGAACGGGCGAACGCCTTCATATGATGCGTATTTGCGTAATCGGATAGTTGGCCAAATGGCACACGATCTAGGCATACCAGCACACAAACATTAGTCGATTAAAGCCACTCGGAAAGGGTGGCTTTTTTCATATGCAAACGGGGCGAAAAGCCCAAAAACCAATGCGAAAAGCAAAGGAGTAAGACATGGCAGACGTAAAAGATCCACAAACAGATCCGACGGCAAGCGATCCGGCAGTACAAGCATCAGGAACACAGAGTGAGCCTACACAGGCGCAAAGTGCTCCTAGCGGTACCAATACGGAGCCAACGAAGGACTGGAAGGCGGAAAGCCGTAAGTGGGAAGACCGTGCAAAAGAAAACCTCAAGCAGCTCGAAGAGATGAAAAAACAGCTTGAGAATGCCGGAGACGATACGGGACTCAAAAACCGTGTATCTGAGCTTGAGCAGGAAAACGAAAGCTTGAAAGTAAAGGTACGCGTTTCAAAAGAGACCGGCGTCCCGGTAGACCTTCTTCACGGAGTCACAGAAGACGATATTTCCGCGTCTGCAAAAGCGGTGAGTGAGTACGCGTCAACATTTGCGAAGACGCAGGCTCTCTATCCACAAGACAAAGGTGGCGCAGCAAACGCACAGGTAATTGATGTTAACAGCATTGAAAACCCGCTTGAGTTTGTCCGCGCACGCACGAAGCAATTAACAAACAAGTAAAAGGAGTTTTTATTATGGCAGTTATTCCTAACACTACTACCGCAGATGCGGTAAATACCGCCCTTAGCGAGCTTGCTGTTAAGCAGTTTACCGGCGATTTTGACCGCCTTGCCGGTATTCTCGGCATTACTGGTGTTGAGACGGTTCAGGCAGGCCATCAGCTGGAGCAAATTGAGTACTCCGGTACTCTTGCCGCAGGTGCTTATACCGAGGGCGACGAGGTACCACTGACAAAGATTACGGCTATCAAGAAGCCTATTGGCAAGATTGATCTTAAGCCTTATCGCCGCGTCACGACCGCTCAGGCTGTCCTTGCCTCTGGTATGGACGTTGCAGTACTGGGAACCGACCGAAAGGTCATGTCTCTTGTTCGCAATGGCGTTGTTGGTGATTTTATTGCCACCGTTAAGACCGGTACTGGAGCTGTTGAGGGCAAGAACCTCCAAGCCGCCATTGCTGCTGCTATTGGCAAGCTTAATGCGTCTATGGAGGGTAATGGGGACGCTACAAGTCAGGTAATCGTTATCGCAAACACTGAAGATATCTACGCATACCTTGGTGATGCTCCGGTTACCACGCAAACCCTTTTTGGCATGACGTACATTGCTGACTTCCTTGGTCTTGGTGGCCTTTTTGCCACTTCTAAGGTTGATAAGGGAGCCGTATACGTTACCGCAGCTGAGAACATTAAGGCATACGGCGTTGATATGGCTGGCCTTAATGCCGCTGGCTTCCCGTATCTCTCTGACGAGAACGGCCTTATCGGCGTTGCACACGTGCCAGCGCTTGATCGTGTCTCTGTCGAGTCTGACTTTATTGCCGGTGCTCGCTTTGTCGCAGAGGTCACGAATTACATCGTTAAGGGCACCATCAAGGTCAAATAAGCGAGGTCGTAATGAGTGCTTACGCAACCGTGGAGCAGTACCGCAACGATACGGGAGATAGTACGACTGATAAATTGCGCGTATCTGCGACACTTGAGCAACAATCAGCAAAGTTGCGAGCACACCTTGGTATTACGAGCAAGAGAAAGCTTACCGACGACCAGCAGATGTTAGCGCGTCTGCTGGTCGTTGACGCTGCACGTAAAACGCTCATACCGCCAACACTTGATGGTTTCGGGGACGTATCCGGTGCGAAGTCTGCGAGCTTTTCGGCAAACGGGTTTCAGGCTCAGGTAGCAGTTACCAATCCAAGCGGCAGCGCCTATTTCGATCGCGACACGCTTAACACCCTAAAGAAACTTTTAGGGAAATCGCAGCGTATCGGCATCATATCGCCATATTAGGTGGTGGTTTCATGTTGAAATTAGGAGAGCGTGTTGTGGTGTTGACGCGCTCTAAGACAGGCACTGACGAGATGGGCGAGCCGGTCTATACGTGGGCAAGTGAGGTTGTTGACGATTGCCTTGTGCGTCCTTTGTCTGGCTCTGACCTAACCAATTCTCGTAGTTCGTCTGACGGTATGCGCCCCGACGGTGTGTTTGTTCAATACTCTGTAGCGTTCCCCAAAACATACAAAGGAAACCTTATACACGCCCGTGTTGTGCTTATAGAGCGCGGTGGAGATATCAATGACATTGACGCAGCACTGAGAGTAAGCGGCGCGCCTGATCGTACTATTCCGTGTCCCACACGCTGGAACATGATTGCTGAGGTAGGTGTTCTCAATGGGTAATTTTTCACCGGTAAAACTCAATCTTTCAGAGATCGCGCGCATAGCGAAAAGCGGCTCCGTACAAAGCCAACTTGCGGCAAAGTCGGCAAGTATCGCTGCATCTGCAAGCGCGAAGGAAGCATCACGACGTGAGGACAAGGAAGCCTGGATGCGCGCTGCGTATCGTGGCCGAGTGAAAGTTCTTGATAAGGCAGCTGTTGGCATTGTGGAAACCACAGGTACACGCGGTTTGAAGGCGCAATCAATGCATGGTGACCTTGACGAGTTCTTAGGCGGCTAGTATGCCAAGATTAAATGTGCAAGCGGATATACGCGACCGTCTCGCTAAGGCGCTTCCCGGTTTTCATGTAGCCGTAAGTGTCCCCGAGAAACGTAAATACCCGCTGATTGTTGTTCGCCGTTCGGGGGGCGGACGAGATAAATACCTCGATTTTCCAACATTAACCATTTTGGTATGGGACACCAGCGAACAGAAAGCATTTGCCGCTGCTGAAAAGGTCTCCGACCTTATGCATCAGCTCCCGTTTTTGGCCGGTTACGGCTCAATTAACGAAACAAGCTTTTACAGCGATTTTGATACGGATGCAGGTTGTCCGCGTTGGCATCTCTCATACAATCTTTCAACTTTTAAGGAGTAACTATGCCAGAACCAGCCAAAGCAACAACTGAACTCAATCCTGGGTTTGCAACATCTTCTATCGGTATCGAGGGTGGCGGTGTTGTCTATACCTCGTTCAAGCCCAATGCGGCGGTTCCAACCGACGCAACAACCAAAATGAGTACCCTTACTGATTTTGTAAGCTTGGGTGAGTTGAGTGAGAACGGCTTTACCGATAGCCGCTCAATTTCCACGTCTGACCATAAGGGCTATCACGGTACTATCGTCATGACAACCGTTGATGATGATACAACCAAAATTAAGGTCGAGTTTCTTGAAGTTAATCGCCCCGCTGTAGCAAAACTGCGCTATGGGGACGACTCTGTAACAGAGGTAGCCGGTAAGATTACCGCTATTAAGCGCAAGCCTTATAAGGGCGAGAAGCACCCATTTGTTTTGCAGGAACTTGTGAGTGATGGTCGTCTGCACCGTATCGTTGTTGAGAAGGGTGTTATCACTTCCTTTGACGATGTAGCCCACAAGCGCGGTGACCTTATGGTATACGGTATGGAGATTACCGCGAATACGCCCGATGACGGCTCAGAGGTTGTTAAAGAGTACTTCGCCGAGGCGTAAACAAATCCCCCTTATACCCCCTCGATATGAGGGGGTATTTTTACATAAGGAGCAGTATGGATACATCTATTTTTGATAACATGGGCGCAAAAGAGCTTGACTTATACGCACGAGCTATGGAGCTTGATTGCTCTAAGCTCAAAGGTGTCAAAGCAAAGCGCGAGTTTATTAAGCAACACCTAACAAAGCAGGCGGATATCAAGATTTTCGGCAAGGTGTATACCGTGCCGGTAAAACGTCTGCATGATAAGCGCGTAAGCGATCTTTTGAATGGCAAAAACCTCACGGATGACAAGCTTTTTGAAGCCATGCGCCTTGTTCTTGGGAATGAGCAGTTCGACGATATTTACGCTCATTGCACCGAGGATGACGGACTTGTAAACATGGCTTCTCTCACCTATGCGTATCTTTCTGTCTTTGAGAATGAAGAACTAAAAAACTTCTAGCGCTCGCACAGCTTGAAGAAGGCCATATACGCGAACTCAGGCACGATTTTAGAGCGTATTACCACGTTTCATATGACGAGATAACAAACATCCCCGAATGTGTAGACCTCATTCTTACTCTTCCTCACGGCTCCCTGTACGTATCGGCAATAAGCCCTGAGTGTTCATGGAGTGAGACGAGAGAAGCAATAGCAGACGTTGAGGATTTGCTTTATATGATCGCATGGGGAAGTGGCGTGCGCTATGAAGGACAAGAGCAGCCGGAGCGCGTGACAAGACCGCGTGACATTATCGAGCGTAAGCGAGCAGCGGAGAATACAAAGCACAAAAAACAGCAGTTAAAGCGCGTAAAGGAAATCATGGAAACAACAGAATGGAAGGAGGTTACAAGTGGGTAATATTGGCTCAACTTCACTTCTTATTGTTCCGAAGTTCGATAACCTTTCCGGCACGATTAACAAGGCTTTAGGATCCGCAGACGGTAAGGTTTCGACATCGGCCGGTACCCGTATGGGTCAAAATACCGCAAAAGGCTTTGGTAAAGGTTTTGCTATTGCCGGTGCTGTATCTGGTGTTGTGTCCCGTGCGGTTGATAGCGCAATATCAACCGTATCAAGTCACGTTGACTCGGCAGTAAAGCGACTTGATACGCTTAACCTCTTTCCTAAGACGATGCAAAGTCTAGGCTATTCTTCCAAGGAAGCGAGCCAGTGGGTTAATTACATGTCCGACAGGTTGCAGGCACTTCCCACACGGCTTGACGATATGGTAACGACCGTTAAAGGCATCTCCGTTATTACCAAAGACCTTGGCAAAGCGACAAAAGCGGGACTTGCGCTTAATGACATGCTTATCGCATCCGGCGCAAACCAGCAGATTGCAACGGCAGCAGCAGAGCAGTTCAGGCAGATGCTTTCTAAGGGCAAGCCTGATATGCAAGACTGGAAAAGCCTTATGCAGGCTATGCCTGGACAGCTTGACCAGCTGGCAAAGGCTATGTTGGGTCCAACAGCTGGTGCAAATGATTTATATGAAGCACTTGGCGGAGGAAAGCATCAACAAACTATTTCAATGGATCAGCTGCTTGATGCGATGATTAAGCTTGACCTTGAAGGCGGCTCACATCTAACCAGCTTTAAGGAGCAGGCAGAAACCGCAGCCGGTGGCATTGAAACACAGATGGCGAACACCTCTAACGCCATTACACGTGGCCTTGCAGACACGCTAAAGGCAATCGGTAACGAGAACATCAGCGGTATGTTTTCCGGCTTGAAAAAGGGCATTAGTGACGCTTTTAAGACGGTCAATAGCTATATCCCATCAATTGTGGGCATTTTGAAAACCATTGCGCCGGTATTTGCTGATCTTGCACCAAAAGTCGCAATCGGTGTCGCTGCGTTTATGGGGCTTCGAAAGGTCTCATCGGTTGTATCAAATGTAATCGAAACTATTGGGAAGCTTAATTCTGGTCTTGGGTTTATTCTCAATCTCCCGAGTATGCTTAACCCCGTTACTTTAGGTCTTGCCGCCGTTGCAACCGTTGTAGGTGTCGTCGGTGGCTCAATGCTCGCTGCGAAACACGAGCAAGACAAACTTACTAAGTCTTATGGGTCTTTTGCTGATGAAGTAAAGCGTACTGGTGATTTAGGCACATACTTTACGGTGTCTGACAGTATCAAAAAGCAAAGTGAGCTTGCAAAGTATTCACTTGACGATCTGCGAAGCTCTTTTGAGAAGCATGCAGAAACTATGAAGGCAAACAATGACGAAGCTGAAAATACTATTGGTACCCTGACGCAAATACAGCGTGTTATTGATAGTACAGTTAAAAAGACTGACTTAAGTGCAGAAGAAAACGGCAAGCTTGAGTGGGCACTAAAGACGCTTGCCGACCAGTACGGCATCAATATTAGCAAATCTGATGTTTTGGCGGGTAAGTACACAGACGAAAACGGGCAGGTACAAGATCTTGCTAAAAGTATTGACAATCTTGTAGCAGCAAAGAAAAAAGAAGCTCGCATTAACGCTGCGTCTAAAAATCTCACCGAGGCGTATTCTGCACAAACAGAGGCTCTTAAGACGTATAACGGAGCATACAGCGCCTATCTTAAGCAAAGAGAAGAAGCCTATCAACGAGAGAAAGATGAAGGGTACAACGCTGAGTATTACGTTAATCAGCTTGGTTACAAGTCTGTAGAAGAAGGCATAAAGGGCCAAGCAGAAAAGGATGAACAAGTTCGGAAGCTCAAGAAAGATGCGGATGAAGCAAAAGGTGCACTCGATAGTGCTAATACGTCAGTGAAAGATCTTGAACGTAGTATGGGAGATGCTGCAAGTGGTGCAGCTGACCTCATGAATACCATTGCAGGCTTTGGATCAAAAGCCATAGATAGTATGGCAAATGTTGGGCTTGATGTTAACCAGTTATCAGAAGCGCTTGTGAATACAGGTATTTCAACGCAACAGCTTGAGTCTCTTGGTACCGATATGTTTTCGGCGCTGGCTACAGCGAGTAACGGCAGCGTTAGTGAAATGGTCAAGTCGATTCAAAACCTTAATGCTTTGGGGATTGACCCTAAGGAGTTTACGGTGACTGATGATGGCACCATTCAAGACCAAGCTGGGAATGTTTGGGACTTTAATGCCATGACAATTAACGGCAAGCATTATGAGGTTAATGATGACGGCACCATTTCATCAGCTGAACTCGGGATTGACCATGTGAGCGCAAAGAGCATTCGTGATAAGTATTTCTCGGTTGTCGCGGAAGACCATGCGACAAGCACAATTAACCATGTGCTTGGTATGCTTTCGCAAGTTTCGGGTGTTTTTACGGCGCATTTACACGCTAACGCTTCCGGAGGTATTCGCGCGAACGCCGCAGGCGGAGTTCGCTACCATGCAGACGGCGCTATTGCGACAAAAGCAGCACCGCTTGATATTGTTGGAGAAGCGGGGGCAGAAGCTATCGTCCCGTTGACTAACCGCAGGTATTCACAGCCATTTGCGGACATCATTGCCGAAAGTGTAACAAATCGCTTGAACAACTTTGATATAGCAGCATGGCTGAATGGCAATCTCCCACGCCTTATTGCAGAGGGCGCACCGGTAACCGTTGTGTCTGAGCGTGAAGAGAAGCGACGTATTCGGGAGATGATGGTGAATGCATAAAGCAACGTTTACCACATCGGATGGGTCGGTATTTGACGTGAGCGGTGCCTTTGACACGCTTATGTTTGGTACCGACCTCGCCGGTTGGGAGTGGAATAGTGTTAACAGCGGCTTTGTCCGTGAGAAACGAACGTATAGCGTTGAGCTAATCGCTGGCACAAAAGAGCAGCGCAAGCGCATTGAGAAACTCTTAATGCTTGCCGATTATGATACTGAAAGGGGGTTGTCTGACAGATTAGAGGTAGACGGGTGGTATATCGAGTGCAATATCACCAAAGGTAGCGTTGCAAATTGGTACTCCGAAAATCGCGTTTGGTCGCTTGATTTGAGCGTCAGTAGTCCTTTATGGCGGCGTGAAACATCCCATGATTTTATTCCGCAGCAAGGCACGGAGCAGGAAATCTCCGGCATTGATTACCCGCATGATTACCCGCATGATTACGGGTCATCTGGTAGGGCAGATACTTTTACGGTAGACGCACGTACACCGTGTGATTTTAGGATCACGGTATTCGGGTATGCCATAAAGCCCACGATACACATTGACGATAACACCTATGGCGTAAATGTTACTGTGCAAGATCGCGGGCTACTTGTTATTGATAGCACTAAAAAGGCATCTATGGCGCATGACAGCGTTGTCCTAAAAGACGCATACGGTAACTGTCAAGACGTATTTAGTAGTCGCATACGTGGCTCTAAAGGTTCAGGTAGCTATATATTCGATCAAATTACACCGGGAGACCATACGGTTACGTGGGATCAATCATGGGGCTTTAACCTTGCTGTTATCGAGAGACGGGCGGCGCTACCATGGATATAATCTTGCAAGATGAAAACGGGGTTGATGTAATGCTCATTGACCCCGTTTCCTTTGATCTTGCCTTCGGTGTAGGGGATAACGCCGAGAATGATTTTGAGTTGTCTGTTCCCGATAAAGCACCAATAATCAAGAGTGGTATGCGTGTATATATCGAGGGGACGGCATACGGTGGCATTATCACGCGCCTAAAAGTCGATAGTGGTTACACATGGTGTGGTCAGACGTGGAGTGGGTTGCTTAGCAATAAGGTTGTTCTTGGTGCCTATGACGGCGAGAATCTCATACTGAATGGTGAGATACACAGAGCAATTAAAGAGCTAATCGTTAAGTATGACCTGCAAAGCATTTTTGACGTTGACGATAGCGTGTGTAATCTCATTCCAAAACGCTATGAAGTACCGCTTTATGCAACTCTCTATGATGCTATCTGTGGTTTTATATCTGCATCTGGCGGTAAGCTTCTTATACGGTACAGTAGTTCAAAGGCTCTCATTTCTGCTGTTCCGGCTAAAAACTGGGCAGAAGACGAAGAGTTTGACACAAGCCTTGTTAATCTCACCGCTGATATGGAGTATTTGCCAAAAAACCATCTTGTATGTCGTGGTACTGGTCAAAAAGACGAGCGTATAGCACTTGAGTTATACCTTGATGCTAAAGGTAACGTGAGCGAGAAACAGACCTTTTTTGGTTTACAAGAGCGGGCAGAATATTACAACTACACGTCGGCAGATAAAGATACGCTCATAAAAGATGGCACAAAACGCCTAAAGGATTACTGGAAAGAAGCCACAAAGCTATCTGTGGAGCTGACAGATCAAGCCGATAGATATGACATTGGCGATATTGTCGGCGCGACAGATGATCGTACAGGGCTTGTGGTTACTGCGCCAATTACAAAAAAGGTTGTCACGATTGACAAAAACGGTGTGTCAAAAGTGACATACACGACAGGAGACAAGCAGTGAAACAAAACGATTACATCCATGTGGAGTGTGATGTAAAGGGCTGTCAGGCGAAACTCGACGTCCCAAGTAAAGACGCTGAGCACTATGGTTGGTTGATTGATGCACCATATACCAACTCTCGGGGCGAAACTGCTAAGTATGATCTTTGTTTTAGTCACAAAATGGCATGGAATCACATGCGGCAGCGCCAAGATCAGGAAATATCAGACTTCATGAACAATAAGAGAAAGTAGGTGAATTATGGCATTTGATTTTATAACTTCGCGTCAAGGAAAGCCGCACGTAACCGCAGAGCAGGCAGGAGCGCTTAACCTTTCCATCTTTGGAAAGGGGAGGTTTGTCACAGATTATGCGGATGAGCTGGCAGTTACAATGGCATCTGCTAATCAAGTAAATATTGCTACCGGTGGTCTCATTGTAGACGGTCGTTTTTTGATTAACGAGAAGCCGGAAACAGTTGCTATTGCGAATGGCACCCAAAACCAGTGGCGCAAGGACTTAATTATCTTGAAAATTAACGTTGACGCATCAACTGGTATTGGCAGTGTTTCGCTGTCAAGCATCCAAGGTACACCAGCAGCAACGGAAGCAGCCGCAAAAGACCCGGTATTTACTCCGGGAGACCTATCAAAGGGAGGACATCAGGCACAAGTCGCCATTGCACGCGTGACACTTGATGGTCTAAAGCCAAGTGTGGCGCTCATACTCCCAAAGGCTTATACCCTTGGAGGAAATGATTTTGATATCTTAAGCTGTGAGAAACCCGCTTATTCTGATGGTTCAAAAATCTTTTGGCGGGCTTTTGGCAACAAGCAGATGGTTACCGTACAGGTTCAAGTATTTATTGGTGATACGAGTTCTTGGGCATCCATTAAGTGCCCCTTTACCATCCCTGAAGGTTATCGCTTTAAGGGCTGTGATGAGCGTCTTAAAGCAATCGGCAATGGTACCAATGAGCTTAATGGGGACGAATTGAGAGTTCCGTTTGCCCTAAGAGACGGAGACCTTAGCACAGAGCATTTAACTGTCTATAGTGACGGCTCAATCATGGCTCAAAACATGGGCGGCGGTGGCCATACAAACGGCTGGCGGTACGGTTGTTTGAGTTATGCCGTGCAGAACTAAGAAGGTGATTTTATGAACCCCATCACCTTTGAACAGATTGTAGCTGCTGTGAGTTTCGTCGGCATGATGATATCTATCATCAACGGTACCCGTGCCATGAACCGAGCGAGCCAAGAAGATGCTATGCGCCTTGTCCGCATTGAGGAAGGTGTTAAGCAGCTAAAGGGAGACGCCGAAGACAGCCAAAAGGCGCTTGTTGCGTATATGTCGCGCACAGATGAAGCAATCGTCAACATACGCGATACTCTCGCCGAGCATAATACGCGGCTTGCCGTGGTTGAGGGTGTGACCCGTACACAGGCGGGAAGGTTGGAGCGCCTAGAAAAGGCGCACACGAAATGAAAGAACTGTTATTTGTTTAGAAAGGAAAGACTATGAACGTTTGGATCAAAGCAGCACTGGTACGCGCCATTAAGACGGCAGCACAGACGGCCGTTGCCCTTATCGGCACCAATGCTATCGGCATTACCGCCGTGGACTGGGTAGCGGTGGCGTCTGCGGCGGCTCTTGCGGCTGTGGTGTCCTTGCTTACCTCTGTGGCAGGACTTCCGGAGGTTGACTCCGGTAAGTCTCCACTCAAGGCAGCGAGTGTGGAGGGGGAGTAATGAATTTTACGGGAGAAATTGAAGCTGATGCATACATCCCGACAAGTGCATACAGTAAGGGGCGAGACGGCCACAGTGTGCGCTATATCGTCATCCACCACGAAGCAGCTGTAGGGCTTGACGGAGCCGCCATTACGGCCATGTGGGACAGGATGCAGGCGCAAAGTGCTCACTACTCTGTAGATGTCGCAGGCACGGTCACGCAGCATGTCTTGGAAGCTGATACGGCCTGGGCGTGTGGGCGCTGGGTCGCAAATTGCGAGAGCATCAGCATCGAGCACGCTAATAACTCTACATCCCCGTGGACGGTCGCAGAAGCGACGCTTGAGAGCGGCGCACACCTCACGGCGGCACTGCTTATCAAGTACGGGCTTGGATACCCTGAGTGGGGCGGCAACATCAGGCCACATCGCCAAATCGTAGCCACGGCATGCCCCGGAGAACTTGCAGAAAGCCAAAACACACACTTCATGGAGCGCGTGTGCTACTGGTACGAGGTTATGACTGGCTCACGCTCTACAAGCGCGGCTGGTTGGCATACCGACGGTAAAGGCTCATGGTGGTACCAGACCGGCGACACCGCAGACGAGTACGCCGTGGGCTGGTACATGGTCGGCGATAAGTGGTACTACTTCAATGCGTCCGGCTGGATGCTCACAGGTTGGGTACATGCCGCCTGGCAGGATGGCGAGAAGCTCTGGTGGTACATGGACGAGTCCGGCGCCCTGGTAGCTGATAAGTGGATCGAGTACAAGGGCAGCTGGTATCTCTTAGCATCTGACGGTCACATGCTCACCGGCAAGGTGGAGCGCGACGGCAAGATGTACTATCTCGACGGGACAGGTCGTATGGTCACTGGCTGGTACCACGACACCGGAGACGGTCGCGACATCTGGTATTATTTCGATGAAGACGGTGCGATGGTCGCCAATTGTATCTACAGCGTTGGAGCGGGCAAGCTCTGCGCCTTTGATGCGGACGGACATATGATGACCGGTACAATCACGATTAAGATTGACGAGTCAGGCTATCTGTCCGGTATCGCGGTTTAAGTGCTATACTGTAACTACGGGCTAGGTGTACTACGTGTCCCTAGCTCCTACAGGGGGCTACGTTCCTAGGCGCGACCCCTTGCGCCCCGCTCCGGCGGGGTGTGCTACGGCGCAAATAAACCCCCTCTCGCTTCGTGCGGGAGGGGGCTATTTTTATGCCGGTTTGGTATAATATTCATGCTGAACCCGCTAGGCTTAACGATTTCGTTAGCAAACTTAGCGGGTGTTTTTTATGCCGAAAAAAATTTCTAAAAAGTACTTGGCTGTGTATATACCACATATTACTATGTATATAACACATAGAAGGGAGGTAAGAATTTGCCAACGTATCCAAGTAAGAAGAGATACGACAAAAAAACTCTACGTAAGGTTTTAGTGAGCTTTAACAGAAACGTAGAACCTGAATTAGTAGAGTTCATCGAGGGAAAGGAGAATAAGTCAGGTTATATAAAGCAGCTTGTTAGAGAAGACTATAGGAAGCAGCAAAAGTAGAGAGACACCCCACATCTTGGCGGACTAGAGGTGTCTCTCAGAAAGGAGATGCGATGAACGCATCTAGCAAAATTGTAACATTTAACAACCCTACTTTTGGCGACACAAGAACCGTCAAAATAGAAGGAAGTGTTTATTTTGTTGGCAAAGATTCAACAAATGCACTCAAGTACAGAAACTCAAATGATGCGATAAAACGCCATTGTAAAGATTGGGGCGTGAAACGCTACCCAATCCCCGATGCACTAGGCCGCATACGTGAAACAGTAGTTATCGACCAAGCTAACCTACTCCGCTTAATCACTCACTCAAAGCTCCCTGAAGCACAGAAGTTTGAAGCTTGGATATTTGAGGAAGTAATCCCAACAGTACTATCTACTGGCTCATACTCCGTAGAACAGACGAAGAAACTAGAAGCGGCAAATGACCGTATAGAAGAGCTTGAGCATAAGATTACTGGCCTTTTTAGATTGTCTAGTATGACCGTAGACACGATGGCAAGTTTAGTGGAGCTTGTCACCGAGCAGGCAAAGCACGACAAGCTAAAGTCATCGGCGCAACACGAAATGTTTAAGGACGGTAAACGTACTATTAGCTTGACGGAAGCAGCTAATTATTTGCGGCTTCGCTATGTATTTGTATCTAGAGGTTGGATTATGTCAACGTTAAGAAATGCGGGTTACATGTCTTTGATGAACCCTGTTCCAACAGAGAAAGCATTGAACGAAAAAATACTTGTACGCAAAACTTTCAACAATAGGGGATACATAAAGACATATAGTCACATAACGCCTAAGGGTTACAACTGGTTAGCTAGTTATGCCGAAAAGCTGCAAACCAAACAGTTGACTGCATAATTCCTAAGAGTTTTTTGTACCTTGACAACTGCATACTGTTTTTTTGGGGAAGGGAATACCCTCGCCCGGGTGGTTGAGGGTATTTTTATGGGTAAATTACTCGACTTTGATTTTTGCGTGGCTTAAAACGGCTTAGAACGGCTCGTTTACCAGCACAAACACAAACGCTAGAAATTAGCCGCTTTTCGTGGAAATTCCTCGACTTTCGCGCCCGTGTCTTTGCTTTCGCCTAACGCAGCCGCTAGAGGGTTTCGCGCTTTCTCTAATTGCTCAATCGACGTATCGGCATAACGCATCGTCATATTGATATCAGAGTGTCCTAGGATGTCTTGCGCTGTTTTAGGATCAACCGTGCGAACTGCTATTGTGGCGTAGGTGTGCCTGAGGTCATGGAGTACCGGGGTACGTCCTTGTGTGCCAGTAAGTCCCCACTCGCGGGCGTGCTGACCCCACCAGCGCGTTAGCAGCGTCGGCGACATGTAGCCGCCGTCGATATTGCCGCAGACGTAAAATCCGGCGCTAAAAGCAATGCCAAGGCTCATGCAGTCTTCTACCATCTCAGACCGGCGCGCCTTGAGAATATCCACGAGAGCATCCGGCAAGGGTATACGCCGCTCTTGGCCGGTCTTCGTCCCCTTAATGTAGGTACCACCCTCTTTCGTGCTGATAGCGTGGCGCACGCGCAGTATTGCGGGCTTGCTTTTTAGTGCCACATCCTCCCATGTAAGGGCGCATATCTCGCCGCGACGCATACCGGTGAAGTATGCGAGATAGACCGCGATTACATAGGGCGTAGGCTCAAGCGCCGCAAGCATGGTGAGGAGCTTTCGGCGGCTCGGCTCGTCTAGGGGATTCGGAGCGATAAGCACTCGCTTAGGTGGCTTTATCGCCGCGCAAAAGTCCCAATCGATGTCACGGACGGCCACGGCGTGACGCACGCAATGATGCAAGACGTTAAAGGTCTTTTTGATGGTGTTAGGCGCCAGTCCGCGCTCTTGTAGCGACTGTATAAAGGCCTCAACATCCTTTGTGGAGAGCTGAGCAATGGATTTTTCACCAAAAAATTCGTCGATGTATTTAAGGCTCGTCTTATACGCGAGCACGGTACGCGCCTCGATATTCTGCATCGCCAAGCGCGTAGCGTAGTGATTACGGCAGTACTTATAGACTGATACTGCTACCTCTTTGCGCTGTGGCTTGATGTCGAGTGATTTAGCCCACGCCCGCGCGGCATCTAGTGCCTTCTGGCGATTGGTGTTGTCGGTGTCATTGCATGGGACGCCGGTCAAGTGTGATATATCGTGATAGTTACCGGCGGCATCCGTCCACTTCACACGCGCCCGCCATTGACCGTGGTATTTCATTACATAAATATTGCAATTATTAACTTTTTTCATTTTTCTGTGCCCCTTTTGTGCCCCGATTGTGCCCCAAACTCCGAAATTACTCTGGAACCGCTTTTTTGACATTTTACACAAAATGCAGGTTAAACAGCGTGTAAAATTTGACCGGTTGGCGGAAAGTGACCCGAGTGACCGCAGTTGCGCGGCTCTCGTAAAGCGGGGGTCACCAGTTCAAGTCTGGTAGCTGGCTCCATGAAATCGCAGGTAGTCGCTTTGTGGCGGCTACCTTTTTTGTGTGAGATACCTGGAACTTTT